CAAAGTCTAGGATTATATGGTTACCAACACCACAATCTACACAGCCAGAATCCTCTTTTATCTTAGCAAGCATCTTCTTATACTGCTGCTTATTATAATGGTCCAACTCTTTGTCAGTCATTGCTATTATTATACCGCAAAATATTAGGCCCCACACAGGCAATTCACCTGACTTGCGCCACGGTCTCTATCCAATGGGTAACTAATCCATCACTAAGGTCCTGTGTGGGGACAATTATATTGTAGCATAGGAAATGAGCAGTTTATAGACGACTGCTCAGGTCTATTAGCCACGAAGATTCGACTCCTGCTAACTCTCCACTCATAGGAGCATCCGTTGTAAAACCTTTTAAAGTCTTATATCGGAATGTTATCTATTATACTACTTAATTTTAATAGATTTAGGCTTCTTTTCTTCAGGAACAATACGAACCACATTAACATGCAGCATACCGTCCTTAAGTTCTGCAGATGTTACTTCCATGTACTCTCCCAGTGCAAAAGATCTTACGAACTTTCTTCCTGCGATTCCCTTGTGAACTACCTCTGCATCTGTCACTTCAACAATCTCACCCTTGATAATTAATGTTCCATTATCTACTGAAACATCAATATCATCCTTTGAAAACCCAGCGACAGCCAGTGAAATCTTGTATGTATCTTCATCCAGTTTAATAAGATCATACGGAGGGTACGAATGTGAGTTTGTTTTATGTGCTGTATTTAGGCGACTCAACTCTCTGTTGAAGCCAATAAAAAAAGGATCATTGAATAGATCCATAGCGTATTTTGTTACCATGTTATTCCCCTTTCAAGCGAATAAGTTAATTCCCCCCATTTGGGCAGGTAACAATATTATAACATAGAAAAGCAGGCCTGTCAAATAACAAGCCTGCCAGTCTATATCAAGATTACTTTACTTGATTAGTTGTCTTTCCTCCGCCAGATGACTTCTTTGCAGGAGCCTTCTTTGCGGTCTTCTTAACAACCTTTGCAGATTTAACTGCTGCATCTACTTCTTCAACTGAAGGCATTCTTCCGAATGCTGTGTCTGAAGGGTTGGCTGCTCTCAATACAACTGGCACAAGTGCACCTAGTAGTGCGTATGCTAGTGTCTGTGGATCTGTTACTCCAGATGCATACAACGCTGTTGCTGCACCAAGAACTGATCTTCCGTATGACGCTAGTACTGCTTTGATTTGTTCGTTCATTTTTTTCCTCCTATAGGATATTTATTTCTTTGTCAGCCATTTGGCCAACAAAATCTGATCTTGACTCTATATATTCTTTAATAAAAGGGATTATAACATTGACTTCTTCTCTTGGTATTGCGTTTAACATTATATGGTTTATTCCATCTTTCTCAATCATATCAATAAACTCAGAAAAACTTTCATGAGTAAAGTATTCAACATCATCTATAACCTTTGATGTTTCTCCTTTTTTCCATATAGGTCTTAATGCATAGTTTTGTAACAAACTTAGTTCTTCCTCGTTTTTTCTAATAATAGGAGTCATTGTAAGCATTATTTCTACTCCATCTCTTTCTAAATCAACCATCAGCGAGGAGTCTTTGTATACATCAGACCAAAAGCCACGCTTGTATATATGGTAAGGCATTATAACCTTATTCCCTTGTTTTTTTGACTCATCAAAAACATAACTGTTTGTTGTTGATATGTATACATCTAGTTTTTTATCTTTATTTTTTGATATGTCGCTTAGTGTTTTTATGAATTCAATTGCATACTTAGACTTTTCGATAGAGTGTGATAGATCGTTAACCTCTCCAACTATTCCTCCAAGATCTTTTTCGTGATCCTTTATGTATCCAGGAACAACATTTATCTGTAGCCTATCTGAAACTATTTCGTCCATCGATTCATTTATGCTATAGAGATATTGTGGAGATATTGTGTATGGTCTAACCGCAATTAAGTATTTAATTTTTTCTTCTGGATTTATATCTCTTGCAGTTCTAACAAACATGTCTCCCTGTGTTGCATCATAGGTAAACAAGACACCAGAAAAATGATGTTTGTCTAAACTGGAAGCAGTTTCTAAACTATTTTTGTCATTAAAAACTCCACCAAAATAATAAAAAATCATTTGCTTGCCTCGGCATGGTGTAGATCGCAAAGATCTACAATCCTACTTTCAAAACTTGCCCATATCCTTGTACTCTCATCTTCGCAAAACTCTTCTTCACATACATTAGCGTTTAAGTTATTTGGACCCTTGGCAGATTTTAACCTTATCATACATCTATTTTACCATAGTCGTCTGGAATTAATTTTTTTAAATCTTTGTATGAATTAGATATTTTTTTCATAGAGTTATAGTTCGGCTCTGCAGCCATAAGGTCCCCATATGTGTCAAAATATAATATCTCAGGCTCAATATCAGTAATAAACTTATCTAATGCTGCCTGAACATCTTCTATATATTGATATGCCCAGTCTCTAGAATCTGAAAGAAATTTTAAAAATGCTTCTGAGGAAGAGTCTTCTGTTTTATTTTTTGCCTCAACCATTTTTATTAACTTTTCAGATATGATTGTTTTATCTAGATGAGCCTTTATAAGTTCAAGTCTAAGTTCAGATAGCCTTAAGTTTAGTCTGACATTGTTAAATACTAAAACAAAAAAAGAAATAATAAAAATAGAAAATGCAACCAACTCTATCATAATTCTTTTCCACCCTCTCTAACTAATAAAACTATCGCACCGTTGTCTTCGAGTGCTTTTTTTGCACGGATCATATATTCAACAGCCTCTTTTCTTTCTTCACCAGAAAGACTCATGAATTCTTTTTCACTTGCCTTTACTGTTAGAAAATTGTCATGATCAACTATCTGAAGTGAAAAACCTTTTGGCCCCTTTATAGAACGAAAAGCCCTTCTCATTGAATCTGTATACATATTATTGCTCCACCGTTAATCTTTGCCATGTGTTTGCCCAGTCTGTTTTAGATTTATGCTTAGAGAACTCTTTAGATATTTGTCCGCCCTCAAGATAAACTCCACCCCAAATACCCCACTCTTTTTGAGATACCCCAACAGCAAAGCACATCTTAGACACAGGACACATAGAACACAGTTTGTCTACCGCTGGCCTAAGCAGTTCATCATCCTCATACTTTTCAAAGAATATATTTGTATCATAATCTAAACACAAAGCATCATCTTTCCATTTATGCTTTGGCATATTAACTCACAAACTTGTCTGGTATATCCCATCCACTCTTAGAAGGTACAAAACGACGCTGTAGATGCCACTTACCATCCACAAATGCCCCCTGTGGGGCTGTTCTACCCTTCTCAGAAGGATAAGAGTTTACTACTGTCCATCCGTCCCATAGCAGGGACTTGTTTGAATTAACAATCTTTTCCATTTGCTCTAATGATTTAATTTGCATTGTTTTTCTTTCTGTTAGTATCTGAAAATGCCGTATTCGACATTATTGTTTTTTGCATCGTCAACAAGTTTTGAGACCTGTTCTCTTTCTTTACTTAAGAAAGCAAAGTAGTTTATATCTGAAATATTTTCTGCAATCCATGAAGGAGGAATAGCCTTATACTTAATGCTTTTTCCACGAGCCTTTAGTCCTCTCTCTGATAAGTTTGCAAACTCCATAACCATAGAGTTGATGTTTGCAGGACCTGCAGAGTAAAGATAAAAGTATGGATCTTCTTCTTTTAAAGAAGACATTGTAACTGCCATGGCTCTAAGAAAAACCTGGTAGTCATCAAAACTACTGGTTCCTTGAATCCCCACTATCATTTTTCTTCCCATCTCTAAGTTGATCCATTATAAACAGCATCTTATCTAATTGTACCTTATCCATACCCATCGTGTCAACTAGGGTAGCATTGGCTCCGTCTATCTCTGTACCGTGCATTTCTGCACAATAGAAGGTCCCATCTTTAACAAAGTAAGCCTTATTATCAAAAATAACAACCTTGATATTTGTTTTTTCTTCTTGGTTTGTAGACTGCCTTGGAACAACCTTCTTGTAGTTTTGTATATCAGGAACCAATGGAGATATTATTTCATGAATATGGCTCTGTCTATACTTAAAAGGACTATCATTTACGGCTGTTTTTTGGGAAGAAATTAGGCGTGTTGTTATAAACATAGCCAACATGGTTATTACTGATCCTAAAAAATATTCCATAGTTTCTCCAAAACAATTATACTACCTATCTAAACTAATTATCCTTATAATTTCTCTCAGCGTATATTGTTTTTCTTTACTTAGTTTGTTAACCGAAGACTCGTCAAAGGCTTTTTTAGTAAGCCTAACCATTGGATTTTTTTCAGTTACATCTATATCTAGAAACCCATCAACCCACAAAGCCATAGTTTCTGTAGATATATAATCTGACATATCCTCAAACAATTCTGGATTAATATCTTTTAATTTATCAGTAAAATTATAAAGCATTTCCCCAGTGTCCATATCTATTCCAGAAACCTCTAAGGCTCCTGCAAGTATCAGGTCTTCAATAGAGTCTCCTCTATCTTCAAGGCTCAAATTATTTACCAGACTTCTTTCTAGCCTTCAAAAGCGCATCAAAATCTTTTACCTTGGTGTCTCCCATATATCCCCAAGCATATCCATCGTTAATCATCTTGTCATTAACAGACTCTGTGTCTCCATTAACATATAGCCATCCAAGAATACGACCAAACTTTTCAGATGAGTTCATCTTCTCAGTTTTAATTACAACAGACTTAGCATCCTTGAGGTGCTTCTTTAGGTACTCTTTAGACTCAAGTCCAAGGGCTTTCTCTTTAAGATCCTTTGTACGAGATTCAGGGGTATCAATACCAGCCAGTCTCACACGGGATTGAAATAAAATATCAAACCCTAAATCAATAAGAACATCGATGGTATCTCCATCTACGACATTCTCTACTTTTCTTACATAGTATTCATACATTATTTTCTCCCCCATTTAACTTTATTCCAACCACGCTCATGGAAGTAATAAAGAATTGTTTTTGTAATTACCTCGAAACTTGCGATTGCACCTGCTGTAACTGGTTCTTTAGTTATGATCCAGGATATAACAAATGTATCTGCTGTTCCAATTATACGCCAGGTAATAGCCTTTAGTGCTGATCTTGCTTTGGTTACTGTCATGATGGCCACTCCATATTATTTTCTTTAGTGATCCAGTTCCAGACTTTAGATACCCATCTCTTTACGTTTTTGCGTAGCCGATATAGCATGAATGTCTGCCCCCAAATCTACTTGCTCAATTTTATACCCAACATCACGACCATAAACAATGTTGGTAATGTTGGGTAGTCTTAGGACTAATGCTCCATCCATAAATTCATCCTTGGCAATATATTCTTTTACCTGGTCAAACTTAAGTGGATCTTTCTCGCTTGTGTTGTAGGTATTACGAACTCCAAGAAGTACTTGGTCAGTTCTCTTGCCAGCCTCTCTGTAAAGGGCGTGGTGGCCCTCGTGCCAGGGCTGGTACCTACCCAGCATAAGAGTTGTAGGTGCAGACCAATCGTGAAGACTAAACTTTTTAATTAAATAATCTACTTCTTCTTTAATTGAATAGTCTGCAGGAATTCTTGCATCAAACTCTGTTGGATCTTCCCACATCTTATTAGTATCTTCAAATCTTCCAGACTTAATTCTATCTACCCAAACCAGGATATCTGGCTTTCCAAATGCTGCACGAGTTAGATCAGTTGGACAGACAAAGTCAACAATTACTGGAGCAACTCCCTGCTTAGCAATAAGACGAGCCATCTCTCCCATACGGCGAGCCTGCTCAAGTCTGTCTTCTGGTGCAAACCCTAAATCTGAATTTACAGTTGCACGAACTTCATCTGCATTAAGATGAATAGCATTAATGCGCTCTTTTAAGGCCTTTGCTAATTCTGTTTTACCAGAACCAGGTAGGCCAATTATCTGAATAATCATTAGTAATCCTTACCTTTTGCCTTGTTCTCAATAAGTTTATCTCGTTCATCAGTAACCGTGATCATAAAGGACATCATCTTTTTATAACTATCTGGGTTGTCCATAATCTTATTGTAGTGGTGACCACAAAACAGAAGATCTCCGTTAAGCCCAGTTATCTGAACAAGTGCTTCTGCAGCGCAAGAATCACATCTGTCTGTTGCCTTTAATGTCCACTCTTTTACTTGCTCTGATGCTTCTATGGTCATACTCATAGTATACTACTTCTTTCTGTTATCAGTGGAATAAAATCCACTACCGTTGAAAACTGCTCCTACATTAGAGTATACACGAACCAGTGATGAGTTGCAAGTCAAGCAACTGTACCCTGGGTCTTCGTCCTTTATAGACCTTTCTTTTGTATATCTTTGTGCACAAGACATACAGTCATATTCATATATTGCCATTTCTTTACCTATCGTGTAGCCATGTCACTATAACATATTTTGTTCCAGAGGTTACTGGATGAGCAGTGTGCCCATATGCATAATTTGATGGGAATAATATTAATGTTCCTGCTTTTGGTTTGATCTTTAAGTTAAAGTTTGGGAACTCAATTTCTCCGCCTTCATAGTTATCGTTTAAGTATATTAAAACAGATATACTTCTTTTGCTATCTGTTCCACCATCATAGTGGAATCCGTATTGCTCTCCACCAGAATATCTTAAAAGGCCATAAGGCTCAGCATTTTTTATCTCTTGTTCTATTTTAAACATTGCCATATAGTTGTGAAGTGCTGAAGAAATTAGGTCATAACATTTATCATTAATAAGTTTCATGGTCTCACTAACACTTGCACTCCCACTTATTGATAAACCATGACTAGTTCTTATTGACTGTTCATGAGTATCTGCAGGATCAGCACTTGTTTGTGAAGGGAAAAATTTAACATTCAGTGAAACATCTTCTGTTATTTTAAGAATATCACTAACTGTTTCATTTCCTTTGTCCCATGCGTTTTCATATACTGCAACTGATCCCCCTACTACATATGTTGGACTTATAGGAGATGCATTTTTTAGCATAGTTACTTTTTGTTTTTCTTTTCTTTTACCGTCCAGTATGGTAGATTAAGATTTTCTCCACCCCACTCGTACCCAAGTAGTTTTACTACTGCTTTAATTATTTTAATTCTCATTGCTTTTCCTTTCATTTAAAAAACATATAATGTTAACCCTGTTGCCCTCAGTTACTTCTTGGACCTCATGCTTTAAATCTTCAGTTCCTATAAAAGCAACAAGGGTTCCTGGTTTTGGCTTCAAAGTTAAATCTTTTTCTGGAAAATAAACCTTACCACCAGAATAAGAATCGTTTAAGTATAGTATAGCAGAATAATCACCCTCATATTCCTCACTATAGTTATCAACATGAAGAGGATTTTTTCCACCCTCTTTCATGTGGCTATAAAAATATGATTTTAATAAAAGATCTTTATTAAAAAGTATTGACAAAGATTTTTCAATGTTTGTGCATATACTAGTAAAAAGATCTATTGCTATATTTTTTTCTAAAACATTTGAAACATTTTCAATTTTTTCTAGTCCACATATTTTATGGGCTTTATCATTTTCTCCTCTGCCAGGACCACCATAGACTCCAGGCTTGTCAGACTCTGATATGTTGTTGGAAAAATTTGAAATCAAAAAGTTACAAGTATCTAAAAATAAAAAATCTTCAATGTAAAATATTTTATCTTTTAAAATTTTCATTACTTAATCTTTTTGCCAAACCTTGCCCAGACTCTTTCATGGATAAAGAAGAAAGTCATTTCTAATACTAGGTATGATAGCCCGTAAAGACCTACATACTCCCACTCTGCCTCTCCAGTATAGTACTTAAGTACGAAATAAATTATTCCAGAAACAAAAGTAAAGTGTACAAACGGCCAACTTATAGTCTTTAGCAATGACTTTCTTCTTGACTCCATTATAGTGCTACCTGAGACTTTCCTCCGCCACCACCAGATGGCTTCTTTGCAGCCTTCTTTGCAGCATCAGCAGATGTTGCCTTTGCAGGTGTTACTGCTAACTTGTTTAGTAGTGGAGCGTTTTCCTCACCAGTATAAACTGGACGACCCCAACCAACAACAGCATTGACCAACTTCTTCTTGTTGTTCTTTACATAGGCACGAGTCTTCTCAACACACATTCCTCCGTTGCGCTGATCTCCCTTTGCAGTTCCTGATGTATTTCCTTCAATAACTTGGATTGTTCCATCGCCATTGTTCTTAATGCAAAGACCAACATGTGAAATACGATTTACACCATCATCTGGGAAATCAAAATAAATCCAGTCTCCTGGCTGTGGGTCATCATTACGAGCATCTGACCAACGCTCAGCCTTCTTGAACCAGTCTGCTGCTGCAACTGTTGATGCAGTCTTTGGGAATGACTTTACCCCCGCAGTAAATGCTGACCAAGAAACAAATGACTGGCACCATGGTTGGAAGTTTACCTTGATCCATGCACCGTACTTTGTTTCATTGTCTTTAGGGCCTTCGATTGTGCCCACTTCTTTCTTTGCAACCTCAATGATTGCTTCTAAACTACCTTTTGCTGCCATGTTGTTCCTCCTTGTAGGTATGACAATACAATTATATCACGCTGCCCCACCTGGCCTCGATCCAGGGACATCCGAATTAACAGTTCGGCACTCTACCAACTGAGTTATAGGGCAATGGGGCAGTTTAAAGTCATGCCTAGGACTATAACTTAGTTGATTAGTGGAAATGCTAAAAATTTATTTAAAGAAGAAATAAAATTCTGCAACCCACTTTTGTTATTTTTAACATATAGAGATGCTGCTCTTGGTGCTGCTACAGATGTTCCAGAAACAGTAGCGACTGTTCCGTTGTATCGAACAACATCTAGGGTACCAACAGCAAGGACATCAAGTCCAGGGCCTGTATTTGTTGAAGGAGCAATAAGATTTAATGTTGAAACAACTGCTCCAACTCCAATCACGCCGTTGATGCAGGCTGGATATCCAACAACACTTGTTGATCTATCGTTTCCAGTTGCAGCAAATACTGGAATATTTTGAGAATTTAAAGAAGATACTGCGCTAATTACAGAAGTGTTTGCTGTACAAGCATTAAGGTTGTTTTTTGAAATTGAAGACTGGCTAATTGATACGGCATCAACACTGTACTTTGAGGCATTCTTTGACAGCCAATCAATTGCAAGGTTTAGTGATCCAGGAGTGTTTAATGAATTTCCTGAAGCAGTGATATTTGCAATTCTAATAAAAACAATCTTAACTGTTGGATCAGAAAGCAGTGCTACCTGAGTAACATTGTGCCCATGGTAGGTTTCATTCATCATGCTAGTTGGCCACACTGGGGAGTTGGCTGATCCAACACCCTCCATAAAATTAGTTTTGTTTGGGCACGATTTGTTTTCTGTAAAGCATGCTTCATAAATAACTGAAGGAACCTTTTTAGAATCAATTGCTGTGTCAATAATGGCAATAACTTTTTGATCTTGTGCCTGTGCTGGTTGAATTGCTGCAAATGCAATCCCGATTGATAGTAGTGCTAGTAGTGTTTTCTTCATTTTTGTCTCTCTCTTTGTTGTTGTTATTGTTTGATTTTTAAAACTACTTGGCAAGGGTCTCCGCCCTCTTCCCATTCTTGTTGTTCTTCGTCAGTCATGTAGGGATCTCCTTCATGGGTATTACAGAACGGTTCTGTTATCCATCCCCGCTCAATTCCGTTTTCAAGCCAGATCTCAAACTCATCAAAATCTGACTCTATATTCTGAATGTCCTTTAGGATCTCTTCAAATTCTTCGTTCATATACTAAGTATACTCCTAAGCGCTTATGATGTCAACTGGACCCATGCAGGATGGGTTAAATTTAATTGCTGCAGATACTGCTTGTTGTACTCTATTCCTTGCATTTTTTTGCTTGTCTGTTGCATACATAACTCCATAAGCATACTCTGACCCAGAGCCAATAGATATGTATGGCAGTGAGTACTTAGATAAAGACATGTCTCCAGAACTGTGCTCGTAAATTTCACCACGAATGCCAATGATCAAACTAAGTTCGCCTTCTTTAGATGTGTCAATCCAGAACTCATTATAAAATTCACGAAGTTCTTTGATGAACTTAGTATGCATGTACTTATCTGTATCTTTAATGTTAGGTGCTGATGGCCTGAAGTTGTGTCTGATTCTATCCCCATCCATTGAACCAGCATACCCAATTAAGTATGGTCCAACCTTCCAAACTTTTGGTGATTCAAGTGCAAGGATAACTCCGTCATCTGATGCTCCACGATCTCCAGCCATATAAATTTTTTCTTCATGGCGTAAAGCAACAATACAAGTCATGACAAAGCCCTCTCCAGATAGGTGATACTCAAGTATACCATTACCCAGAGAGGGCTGTCAACTAGGGTCAATAATGACTAATTAGCCTTTTTGTCTACCGTCTTAAACGCATCATTGATCTCTGCCAATGTGAGTTTTCCATCGTCCAAAAAAGCCCTTGCCAGTC